ATTCATAAAACTCTTACCATTATTAAAAACCTCTAAGTCTTTTGCTGGTAGCTTATTTAATGAATTTGCTAAATCTTCTGCTGCGAATTGAAAAGTATCTCTTACTAGTGGACTTTTATGTGCTTCAAACTTTTGTTTAAAAGTTTTTAGATCCATTGGATTCCTCATATCATTAATACCTCTGGCAAATTTAACCTCACCATCCATTACAGTTGCAAATAAGTTTTGTCCGTCGGTCTTTTCGGTAACTTCTTCTTCAAAGTTAAGTTCGCCTCTTAAGCCAAACTCAACGATCTTTTTAAAGTCACCAAATGTCAATTCTTTTTCGTCGAACGGATGCGACATATGACCAGCTGCACCGCCCTCTAGAATGAGATTTGCATCTACCGGAGCAGATGCTTTCTCAACTAAAAATTCTTGATATGAAAGTAATTTTCTCATTGTTGTAGTTCTTTTTATTGATTAGCCAAGTGAGCTTTGCAAAATACCTGCAGCCTTACCATAATCGCCATCAACTTTACCTAAGATACCATCAACAACTTCTTGCGCTTTTGCTTCATCAAAGTCTGCTCCGAATGCTTTTTGAAGTATTGTGAATGCATATTCTTTGAATTCATCATCAGATTTAATTTCAGTCTCGTTTACTTCAACAGACTCTTTAAAATGCTCAATATCTTTGTAATTGATTTCAAACTCTTCACCATCTTGATCTAATGCAAATACTGAATCGTCATTCCACATATCTGTGTTTTCGTCATTACCGTTATCTGGATTATAGATGATGTACCATTTTCCATTAACTAGGATTTCAGCATCATCATGATTCTTGATTAACTTTAAAAGCTTCTTCTTATCGTATTTAGCTTCGTTTACTGATTCTTTAGCCTCATTGGTAGATTCTAATCTCTGTGATAATTCATAAAGCTTTTCAGTTCTAGAAACTCTTTTCTCTTCACCTTCAAACTGTGCATTAAAAGAGTCAAGAAGTGCTTGTGCCATGTTAGACTCTCCGATTTGATCTAAGTACATTGCAAAACCTTCAGTAATACCAATACCTGACCAATCACCTGCATTTGCAAGATCTGAGTAGTATTTGTCTGCTATAGTTTTTATCGTCTTAGCTGAAATTCTAATAACTTCACCATCCAAGCCTTCTACTTTAACTTCTAGCGGGCTAATCTTACCCTTAATCATGTTCATTGTCACATTGGCCTCGCGTGAAAAGTTAGCGTCTTCCATTGCATAGAAATATAACTCTTTCAAGAAGCCTAGCATTGTTACTTTATCCGCAGCAAGAGCTGTTAACTTGGTATCAAATAATCTGGTTAGTCTTAAAGCTACTTTCTTGGCTGTTCTCTTACCACTGATTGCAATAACAGCCTCGTTTACTGATTCAACTACTTGTAATACAGGGCTACCATAAGTATCTCCCATGTACCACTTTCCATCTCGTTCATCATATAGATAAACGTATTCAGCTCCACCGTCGTTAGCAACTTCTTTAAAGTAACCTTTAATGTCAGCTGCGTTGGTCCATGTAGTAGTCATATCTTTGTTCTCTCCGCGATCTCTACCGTAGAATAGAGTGGTTCCCCTTACTGGACTATTAAAGTCTTGCTTTTTACCGATATTCTTGTCTAAATATGAGATACCAGACTTACCTAGTTTAACTAGTTGGTCAACACCTTTCTTGTCGTAGTTCTTAATCATTGGTACCATGTGGTCTGGATAACCATCATAGTGTACATAGACCGATGTAATCCTACCTTTCTTATCGATCTTCCCTACTTGAGATCTTGTGCCTTCTAGCAATAGTGCAGATTCTGTTAAAGTACCTAATCTCTCGTTAAATTTAGGCTTATCTTCTTCAGATAATTCACTCATTGAAGTTACACCGAATTCAGATAATAAGTCCTTAAAGCTATTTGCTGAAGCTTCCCTTTTTGCATTCAACTCTTCCTCAAGTTGAACCTGATCTTTTTTTGCCTTTTGCTCAGCAAATTGTTCAAATGTTACTAATCGTTCCATTATATGTTTCTTTGTTTTTAAATTTGTTATTACAGTATTATATATCACCTTCAAAGGTGACGTTTTTAATATCGTACTTGAACTTCTGTTCCTTGTAGATCTTCTGTCTAGCTTTAGCATGTCGAATCAGGTAGTTATCCCAGTCCGGCAGACTAATATCATCTACAAAATCTATAATGTTAACTGAGTCTTTTGAAGAGTGTTGTCTAAGCCCTCGACCAATCGACTGGCGAATGATAACTTCAGACTTAAACGACTCTGTAAAGAATATGTTATGGATCTTTTTAATTGAAATACCGGTCGAAAATGTACCATAAGAGGCTACAATCACCACTTCTTCACCCGCCTCCATCTTCTTCTTGTATTCTTCGCGAATATCTTTATCGGTACCGCCGTCGACATAGTAGACCCGTTTGTCACTCTCTTGGCGCAATTTCTCATAAATACGCTGACCATGTTCAATGCGGTGGAAAAGTACAAGGGAATTGCGTGGTATTCTGGAAATAACGTTACAAATAAAGTTGAGCCTACCTGGCGAATTGATAACGTAATTTTGTTCAAATTTAAAGACATCTTTGCTTTCATATTTATTGAATGCCATCTCTCTAAAAGCCTCTTTTGTAGACTCAGTAGCATAGTCCATCTTAATTACCTTTACATTACATTTAGCAATGTGACCTTCATTCTGTAGGTAATTGGCAGTCACCTCTGTAATTACAGGGCCTGTATGTGACATTAAGGTTAATCGGTCCAATGAACCTGGTTTAGGGATCGTACCTGATAGTCCGAATCTATAGTCTGCATTCTTACACTTAGATAGAATGGTTTTAATGGACTGTGACTTAGCTTTATGTGTCTCGTCAATGATAACTGCATCAAACTGATCGAAGTACTCAGCCTTCTTCTTAACAAGCGACTGGTATGTGCCGATCACAACATTACGCCCAGCTCTAATCTTCTGGCCACTGTAGATCTGCTGTACTTTAATACTAACTCTGTTTTGCCAGTTATAATCTAAGAAGTCTTCAGATGCTTGAACTACAAGCGAAACGTTAGGTACAATAAAGAGTATCTTCTCGGCCTTCTGCTTCTCTAACGTATAAGCCACAGTCAAGAATGAGATTAAGGTCTTACCGGCTGATGTAGCCAGCTCTGCTAAACAGCGCCTAAATTTTAGGATGTTAAAAGCTGCGTCCATCTGATAGTCTCTAGGTGAGATACCGTCTGGGTGACCGTCAAAAAAGTCTAACGCCCATTCTTCAAAAGCCTCTTGTTGAATGTTGCGGTCAAATAGTTCAGTGATGCCGTTCAGTTTTAGATCATAGTTATAATCTTTAGCAATCAACATAACTTCACGCCATAGGCCTGACGGGATCCACGTATCGTCTTTAATATATGAGATGTAGCCATCCCAAAGACCTTTCTTTACCAACGGGTTAAAACGCCATGATTCAATCCTCTTATTTAAGGATATGTTGAGTTGCTCGAGCTCCATGTCTGTAGCCGAGTCAATTCGTAATAGCTGTTTATTTTCCGTTAGTGTAAGTTCCACTCTTATTATAGATCTTTTAGAGCTAGCCTATTTCTAATAGCAAAGCCCATATTATCTAGAGTCTTAACCGACTCTTTCAAAAATTCAAGTTGATTTTCTAGGTGTGAAAGAATCATGTTCTCATCTCTGAGATCAGTCTCAATAAAGCGTTCTTTCTGCTTCTCGCCTAGTTTATAGTCGTATTCGTAGTATCTTATATATGCCTCTCTGTATCTAGAGCCAATTGTGGCTTTCTGCTCTTTTACCTTCATGTTGATATAGGCCATGTTGTCTATCAAGATCTGTCTTGTAGATAACACTTCCGATATTACATCTTCTAGTTGATTAATGTTCTTTAGGCCTTTGGCAAGTTCTTTAATCTTATTAGACCAGTTGGTGCGTTGGGTGCTTAATTTTTTGTCAAGCTCTAGTATCTTTTCTTTGCTCATTCAATATATCTTTAAAATAGAGAACCTTTGTCTCTACTAGGTTTTATGTACTTGGCAGCCGTCTGTTTCTTCTTCATCTTTGGCTTGCCGGCACTAAAATCCTTTGGTGTAAACTTAAGCTCAATTTGCTCAAAGTCAATTAAGAGCTTATGACCTTTGAATCGGTCGCGGTCTCTATAAAAATCGTCTAATTCGTTGTCAATCATTAATTCATCTATATGTACCATAGGTCTAATTGACTTGATGTGAAATAATCGTTAATCTTCTTATGTGCGTCGTTTTTAAGCTCGTAACATTTCAACATCAGATCATTTAGATCCTTTATATCATATTTATCTAGCTTAAAATCTTGTAAGAATTTCTGCCACATAAAGACTGGTCTGCCCTTCTTAAGCTTCTCAATCATCTTCTTCTTACCTGTTTTATCGTTGTCAAACATATATCTGACAGTTGCCATTTCATCAAACTCTTCTGTCGATCTACCAGCAGTTGCAAGTGCAAGTGAGTTGCTCATGAACTTGGCGTCAAGAGGACCTTCAAACATTGTAACGTCTCTTTGGAAATTAAGTTGCATTATACCGAAAAGTGTAGATGCCTTGTTAACTCGAGCCAGTTCATCTTCAGTCAGACCATGCTCTTTCTTCATCTCTTCATAGAGCTTACCAATATCGTAGGTCAAATAACGTTGACCGTAGCCTTTCATTCTTCTACTCTGTACGCCAATGATATTACCGTTAGCGCCAAAGTTTAGGATCCAGAGCTTATAGGTCTTAGGTGAGTAGAGAAACTCTTCGGCTCTATTATGTAAGAGTCTTTCTTTTAGTTTAAACCAGATCCAGTCGCCAGGTTGAACCTCTTCCGCATGTGCAAATTTCTTAAACTCATCAACTGTAATTGCAATATCGTTTAGCTTCTTTAAGATGTTGTGTTGCAAAGCATCTGACTGCTTCACCTTCATCTTATTGCTCTGAATATAGTCAATAACGTTAAATGTGTCTTGGCTCTGGCCCATCCGAACCTGAAAGTCCTTGGCCATTGTGTGGATATTCGTATGATGTCCACAGTTATAACAGTGATACTGTAAAGTGTCCCAATATAAGTTGCCACGTTTCTTTGTGTCATCAGTATGCGAGTCACCACAATAAGGACATGCCAAGACTATTCGTCCTGGCATGTCTTTTAGCATTTGCTTATTAGGTGCAGAATGTTCTTGTACTGCTATTTCTTTAAGAGTACTTTTTATTCTGTCCTTTAAGTCATCAGTAAGTTTAGATGTCGAGGTCATTCAAGAAAGAATCTAAATCATCATCTGCGTTCACGCTAGAAGAGCTGCTTGCGCTAGCTGCTTCTGCTTCAACTGCTACTGGTTCTTCTTTCTTAGGCTCTGCCTTAGCTGCACTTTTCTTTGGTGCTGGGCTAGAGATTTCAGAGATAGAATCACCTGGATTTAGATACATTCTAAGGACGTCGTTTACGAAAGCACGAGTTGTTTCGTCCCACGCTTGATAGTCATACGTAGCAAGCGAAGGTGCGTCTTCTAGCTCTTCTTTAATAGTAGCCATGTTCTCTTTGTTACGTTCTGCCGGAGCATCGCCTAAGATAATAGCTGACTGACTTGAAGAGAATTTAGATTTGTCGTAGTTGTTGTATTCACCTTGACGAGTGATAATCAACTCAAAGTTCTTACCTTCAAATAGGTCAAATACTTGTGTTGGCTCACCGAAGTCTGGCTTCAACTCAGCGTCGATCTTCTCTTTGATTTTGTAACCGAACTTAAAGACTTTGTAAGTACCGTCTAAGTCTGGGTTTTGTGGATCTTTAATGATCTTAATCAACGCGTAGTACTGTTGACGACGCTTCAATTTTTCTGAAGCTTTACGATCAACTGCAGAATCACTTTTACGCAATTTCCAGAATACGTCTGCAATCGGGCATTTCTCACCAATTGAACTTGGAGAGTCTACCAGTTTACCTTCACCAGATGAATTAGTCAACCAGTGTACGTACTTTTGAATAAGAGAGTTGCGTGGATTCTCTGGGTTAGGAACAAAGCGGATTAGTGCTTTGTAAGTTCCATCTTTGCCATCGTCGGCTGATGGTTTGTAGACTTCATTTGCTGAAGTGTTTGCTGCGGGCTGATGCGTTTCTACGTCTTCTACGCCCAAATTGAAAATGTCAAAATTGTCGCTCATTTTACTTTAATTTACTTTTTAAATGTTTAATTCCTTGAAATTACTTTCAAACCTTATAGTTGCAATTAGACTATTGTTTCAGTCGAGTTGAGAGTTAATATGTCTCCGTTTGAATCTTTCCACTTACCATCCTCAGTCTTTAGCAACTTCGCTTTGTGTAGTAGTTCTTCGCGATCATCGTTTGAGATCGAACCGTGTAACACCATATTTGTTAGAATGCTATTAAGCTGGAAATATTCTGCCGTGCATAAACATCTACTCGTCATAGTATAATCTGCTTGCATGTATTATATATCTAGCTAACAGATTGTTTCAACTGAAAAAAGTTGAAGTTTTTTTGAACCTTTTTGGAACAAATCCCCAGGGCTTGCATATAATAAATGTCTTTTCGGGGAGAGATAAGGTTAGGTTAGAGTTGGAGCAGAGATCATGGCTGCAAGAAAGAAAGCGTCGACGAGGTCATCAACAGGTTTAGGCACCTTTTTCCCACAGTCTAGCTCTTTAATCCGAGCGTAGAATGGACTCTTAAGCAGAGACTTGTCATCTATTGAATTAGCAACGAAAGCCTCGAACACTTGAGACTTATTCATATTACCTTTACCAGCGAATTTCTTAATTGTCGTCGGAGCGACCGTTAGCAAATCTTCCGGCTGTAGAACTTTCAACATCTTTAGTTTTAAGATTGCTGCGCCGGCTGCCATATCGATCATATTGTTAGTGCCCATCTTTGAGCCGTATGAAGTTCCTTCGAATGCAATAGTAAATGAGTCGCCTGGAAAGGACTCTTGTAGAATGAGATTAATTATTTCATCAGCCATTCGATCGTAGCGCTTTACTTTTGCAAGTTCAGAGCCCGAATAGTTTTCATCATTTGTAAAATCTGGCTGAGTCACCATCGTTACATCTTGCAACATGCCTAATTCTTCTTGTAAGGCTTGTTCTTTCTTTGTGCCTGTCTTCGGCTTAATGTAACCAATAAATTTATACTTCTTACTCTTATCGTTATATAAGCAAATACCCGGAGAGTTTAAGGAGAAGTCAACTGCGATATAGTTCATTTAGAATCTTTTACCAAGACTAGCGCCTAAAGCAGCACCGACTAGTCTTGAAGTTAACAAGTCATAAAGTACACCTTTTTCAATACCCAATACCTTAGCAACCATTTTACCAACTGATTTACCAAGTGCGTATCCTGTTAAACCACCTAAGATAGAACCTAGAAAACCTTCATTAGTCATCTCTTCATTAAGCCTTTCAATACTTAAGTTTCCATCAGCATCTGCGTATTGCTTCATGAATTCATCGATAGCAGCATCAACCTTAGCTTCTAATTCCGGAGTCCATTCTTCCTGTAAACCCTCTTTGATTAGTTCCATGTCGGTTTCTGTCACATGTTCTTCAACTAAGTATTTATTAAATGTCTTCATTTTATCTTTATTCTATTTCTAGCCTTAAGTTTAATTTATTGTAGAAGAATGTAACCTCAAATGTGCTAAATTCCGCCACGTTGTCTGCCATGCTTAAACTTAGTTCGTTAATTGAGTTCATAATAACTCTTTCAAACTGCATATAAGCAACACTGCTTCCTTCTGAATCTAAGATCCTTAATGTCAATCCTTGAATATAAGGCTCTTTTGTGGTTCTTGCATAATAATAGAGCAAGGTGTCCATCATAATCCAGTAGTTTATATATCCATCCAATAACTGAAAGGTCACTGTAAACTGACGATCAATTGTATTTTGGATCGGAATAGCACCTCTGTGGTATCTTGTTGTTCCATCATTATCAGCTTGAGTCGTTGGATCAAAACTAATTCCAGGAATATTTAAACCCTGGATTGAATAGTTCACAAAGTCTACTGGCTCTGCCAAAAGACCACCTGGAATTTTATTCAGATAAGGCTTATACTTTTCAGCAACTTCTTCTGGAACAAACTTTCTTGGAAAACGAAAGTCAAATAAG